TACACGGCTTAACCAGGTTTAGTATGGAGGACGCTCCTGCGAACAGTTTCTTTTTAGAATACTTATCAAGACCACCTACGGCAGAAATATTCTTTGAAGATGTTTTAATGGCATTAGTTTTTTATGGAATGCCAATACTCGCAGAGAATAACAAACCTAGATTATTGTATTATTTAAGAAGGAGAGGATATAGAGGATTTAGTATGAACCGTCCTGATAAAATATGGAATAAACTATCTGTAGCAGAAAAAGAAGTAGGTGGAATACCAAACTCTAGCGAAGACATAAAACAAGCTCATGCTGCCGCAATAGAGATGTATATACAAGATCATGTCGGCATGAAGCAAGATGGAACGTTTGGAGATTTATATTTCAATGCTTTGCTAAATGATTGGAGTAAATTCGATATAAATAAAAGAACAAAGTTTGATGCATCTATAAGTTCTGGTTTAGCTATTATGGCAAATAACAGGCATTTATACGCGCCAAACGCTAAGGTTGAAAAACCTAAACTAAATATAAACATTTCCAAGTATAGTAATGCTGGAAGTAATTCACAAATAATCAAATAATAAATATGGCAGAGTCTGGCATTAATAATTATTTCCCGAGTCAAACTGTAAGTGATGCTGAAAAGCTTAGCTATGATTATGGTTTAAAAGTAGGTAAAGCAATAGAGACAGAGTGGTTTAACAATGATAGAAGTGTTAACAAATATAAATCTGCTCAAAATAATTTTCATAAATTAAGATTGTACGCTAGAGGCGAGCAATCTATACAAAAATATAAGGATGAGTTATCTATAAACGGTGATTTGTCCTATTTAAATTTAGATTGGAATCCTGTTCCAATTATTCCTAAATTTGTAGATATTGTTGTTAATGGTATTGCTGAAAGAACCTATAATTTAAAAGCATATTCACAAGATCCTTTTGGTGTAGAAAAACGTACACAATATATGGAGTCTATAATTAGAGATATGCAAAGTAGAGAATTCAATGATGCTGCAATGGAAAATTTTAACGCAGATCTTTATGAGAATGAGAAGACACAGCTCCCAGAATCAGAAGAAGAATTAGCTTTACATATGCAGCTATCATATAAGCAGTCAGTAGAACTAGCTGAAGAACAAGCTTTAAGCGTGTTATTTGAAGGTAATAACTATGAATTAATAAAGAAAAGATTTTACTACGATTTAACCGTATTGGGTATTGGAGCTGTAAAAACATCTTTTAACACATCGGAAGGCGTTGTCATTGACTATGTTGATCCTGCGAATTTAATATACTCACACACTGACTCTCCTAATTTTGATGATATATATTATGTTGGAGAAGTAAAAACTATCCCTATTAATGAATTGGCTAAACAATTCCCTCATTTAACCGAAGGTGATCTTGAAGATATATCACAAAACAAATCTACTACAAAATCAAACACTAGTTCAAAATATCAAGTAGATAAAAATGATAATAATACAGTTCAGATTTTATATTTCAATTATAAAACCTATATGAATGAAGTTTATAAAGTAAAAGAAACTGGAACTGGTGCTGATAAAATTATACCTAAAGACGATTCATTTAATCCACCAAAAGACAAAGAAGGTGGTTATGGGAAAATATTAAGATCTATAGAGTGTCTTTATGATGGAGCTATGGTTTTAGGTAGTAATAAATTACTTAAATGGGAAATGGCTAAAAACATGATGAGACCTAAAAGTAATTTTACTAAAGTTAAAATGAATTATGCTATTGTCGCACCTAGAATGTACAATGGTAAAATTGATTCATTAGTAAAGCGTATAACTGGTTTTGCTGACATGATACAGTTAACTCATCTAAAGCTTCAACAAGTGATGGCACGTATGGTTCCAGATGGTGTTTACTTAGACGCTGATGGTTTAGCAGAAGTTGATTTAGGTAATGGAACTAATTATAATCCACAAGAAGCATTAAATATGTTCTTCCAAACTGGATCTGTAATTGGTAGATCATACACACAAGATGGTGATTTTAATAATGGTAAAATTCCAATCCAAGAAATAACCTCTGGATCTGGTGGTAACAAAATGCAAGCTCTTATAGGTAACTACAATTATTATTTACAAATGATAAGAGATGTAACTGGACTGAATGAAGCAAGAGATGGTAGCACTCCAGACAAAAACGCTTTAGTTGGAGTTCAAAAATTAGCAGCAGCTAATTCTAATACAGCAACAAGACACATTTTGCAAGCTGGTTTATTTTTAACAGCTGAGACAGCGGAATGTCTTTCTCTTAGAATATCGGATATTATAGAATACTCTCCAACTGCCGATGCTTTTATACAAGCTATAGGCACTCACAATGTAGCAACTTTAAGTGAAATGAAAAACCTCCACTTGTATGATTTTGGTATATTTTTGGAATTAGCTCCTGATGAAGAAGAAAAAGCTACACTTGAAAATAATATCCAAATGGCTTTACAACAGCAAAATATAGAACTTGAAGATGCTATTGATGTTAGAGAAATAAAAAATATTAAACTAGCTAATCAACTTTTAAAAATACGTAGAAAAAAGAAACTGGATAGAGATCAGGCTATACAACAACAAAACATGCAACAACAGGCTCAATTAAACCAACAGTCAGCGCAAGTAGCATCTGAAGCTGAGGTTCAAAAAAACCAAGCGTTAAATGTTAGTAAGGCAGAGTTAATGCAAATGCAGGCTCAAATAGAAGCTAGTAAGATGGCGCAGGAAGTTGAAATGAAAAAACAATTAATGGCTCTAGAGTTTCAATATAACATGCAGCTCAAAGGAATTGAAGTTGGCGGCATGAAAGAAAGAGAAAAACAAAAAGAAGATCGTAAAGACGAAAGAACAAAGATACAAGCTACACAGCAATCAGAAATGATTGACCAAAGAAAATCAGGCAAACCACCTAAAAACTTTGAATCCTCAGGTAATGATATACTAGGAGGGGGAATTGATTTAGGTGTATTTGATCCTAGATAAATTTATTAATTATTATTATATTATATTATGGAAGAAAAACTAGAAGAAGTAGTTGAAGAAACTACACAAAACCAACAAGATCCAGGTGATGAAAACGTGGTGGAAGTTGATGAAAGCAAATTTGATTCTGCTGGAAATGACAATGTTATAAAAGTAGATTTAAGCAAACCACCAACACCAAAAGAAGAAAAAAATGAAACTAAAGAAGATAACGCTGACGACAGCGGAGTGGTTGCAGAGTCTAAAGATGCCGAGTCCACACAAGAACAAGAAGAAGTACAACCGGAAGCAGAAACACAAGAAGCTCCAGTATTAGAAGAAATAACTGAAGATTCTACAGAAGAAGAAGTTGCTGAAGTTGAAGAGCAAATAGAAGAAGCTATTGCCGAGGCTGAAGCCACCGGGAAACCATTACCAGAAAATATTCAAAAGTTAATGGACTTTATGGAAGAAACTGGTGGTGATTTAAACGACTATGTTAAGCTTAATCAAAATTATAGCGAGTTAAATGATGGTGATGTTTTATACGAATACTATAAACAAACAAAACCACATTTAAACAATGAAGAAATTAACTTCCTTATGGAAGACTCGTTCTCTTACGACGAAGAAGAAGATGAAGAAAGAGATATACGAAGAAAAAAATTAGCGTTAAAAGAGCAAGTTGCCAACGCTAGAGCCCACCTGGACGGGCAAAAGTCCAAATACTATGAAGATATTAAAGCTGGAAGCAAACTCACTAATGAGCAGCAAAAAGCTATAGATTTCTTTAATAGATATAACAAAGAATCAGAAGCAACTCAAAAAGCAGTTAAAAAGAATTCTGCAATTTTCACGCAGAAAACTGAACAAGTTTTCAACGATAAGTTCAAAGGTTTTGAATATAACGTCGGTGATAAAAAATACAGGTTTAATGTAAACAATGCTGAAGAGATTAAAAACACCCAAAGTGATATAAATAATTTTACCAAAAAGTTTTTGGATAAAAATTCTACGTTATCAGATGCTAAGGGTTATCATAAATCTCTATATACAGCAATGAATGCGGATGCTGTTGCAAAACACTTTTATGAACAAGGAAAAGCTGATGCTATGAAAGATAGTGTTGCTAAAGCCAAAAATGTTAATATGGATCCAAGGCAAAGTCATGGAAAAGTTGAAACAAGTGGTTTAAAGTTTAAAGTGTTAGGTGATAATTCTTCTGATTTCAAGTTTAAAATTAAAAATAGAAAATAACAATTTAAAATTATAAAAAATGGCAATTACAAGTCCAACGGCTGGTACTTTGACACCGGCACCGGTGATGAAAGCATTAGCTAGCAATTATTTAGACTTCACAACCCTAGCAGATGGCTGGGCGAAGCAATACCTACCAGATGTTATGGCTCAAGAAGCAGAAGCTTTTGGGAACAGAACTATGGCAGGTTTTTTAAGACAAGTCGGAGCTGAAGAAGCGATGACTTCAGACCAAGTTATTTGGTCAGAACAAGGTAGATTACATCTAGCTTACAAAGGTAGAGTATCTCATGATGATGATCAAGCATCAGGTTCTGGAAATGGTGGTCAAATCGTTATCGAACAAGATATGGATGGTAACGTTGTTGAGACAACTCATGGTATTAGAAAAAATGATTTATTATTAATCGCTGATTCTAATACTACGGCTGTTGTTCTCGTTACTACTGACCCTCAAACGACTCCTTCAGATACTATTTCTGTGGCTGTTTATGACAACAATCCTGAAACTCTTGCAGGTTTAGGATTTGCAGATGGCGCTGGTGACGACACTACTGGTTTAACTATTTTAGTTATCGGTTCTGAGTACGCTAAAGGAGCTGATGGTAGAACTGGTCAAAACGAACCACAACACAAAACTTTTACTAATAAACCAATTATCTTAAAAGATAAATATTCAGTATCAGGTTCTGATGCTGCTCAAATTGGTTGGGTAGAAGTTTCTTCTGAAGATGGCACTGGAGGTTACCTTTGGTATATTAAAGCAGAAGCTGAAACTAGATTAAGATTCAATGACTATTTAGAGATGTCAATGTTGGAGAGTGTTAAAGGTTCTTCTACAGCGGCCGATTCTAGTACTGATGACTTTTTAGGAGCAGGTGTTAATAATGGTCACCAAGGTTTATTCAACGCTATTGAAACTAGAGGTAATCAAACCTCTGGTGTTACCGGTATAAACGCTGCTACTGATTTAGCTGAATTTGATGCTATCTTAGCAGAACTTGATAAAAATGGTGGTATTGAAGAAAACATGATGTTTGTAAATAGAGCAACTGCTCTTGCAATGGATGACATGTTAGCTTCTATGAATTCTTACGGAGCTGGTGGTACTTCTTACGGAGTATTTGACAACTCTGAAGATATGGCGTTAAATTTAGGTTTCTCTGGTTTCAGACGTGGATCTTATGATTTCTACAAGTCTGACTGGAAATACTTAAACCAATTAGATGGTAGAGGTGGTATTAACGCTACTAACACTGTTGGAGCAATCCGTGGGGTTATGGTACCAGCTGGTACGTCTTCAGTTTATGACCAAATGTTAGGTAGAAACTTAACACGTCCATTCTTACATGTTAGATTTAGAGCTTCAGAAACAGATAACAGATACCTAAAAACTTGGGTTACTGGTTCTGTTGGAGCGGTTACTTCTGACTTAGATGCAATGGAGATACATTATTTATCTGAAAGAGCATTAGTTACACAAGGAGCAAATAATTTCTTCTTAATGAACTAATCATTATATTTTAAAAGAGAGTGGGGCTAGTCTCCACTCCCTTTTATTTTTATTAATTTTATTATATATTATATTATGACAAAAAAACAAAAGACAAAAGTTGAGGTAGAAAAACCTCATACAGAGGAGACAGTTGTAGAAACTGCTACGGTTGTAAAACAACCAAAAATAGAAACACCGGTTGTGGACATTCCAAAACCAAAAAAAGACACATGGGAAGTGAAATCAAGAACTTATCTCTTAAGAGGTAACAAAAAACCATTAAGTAAAATGATTAGATCTGCTAATCTTTTTTGGTTTGACGAAGAGAAAGGGTATGAAAGAGAGATAAAATATTGTGAAAATCAAAGAACCTGTTTGGTAGATGAAATGCAGGGTGAACAAAGATTATCTCATGTGATATTTAGAAATGGCGCGTTACACGTTCCAAGAGAAAAAACGGTTTTACAAAAATTTTTATCTTTATATCACCCGCACAGAGATAAGGTTTTTTATGAATTAAAACCTCAAGTTCAAGCAGCTAGTCAATTAGACAATATAGAATTAGAAATAGATGCGTTGGTAGCAGCTAGAAGTATGGATATAGACATGGCTGAAGCTGTTATGCGTGCTGAAATCGGCTCTAAAGTGTCTAAGATGAGTTCTAAAGAGCTTAAACGTGATTTATTAGTATTTGCAAAAAGAAATCCTGGTTTGTTCTTAGAATTAGCTAATGACGATGATGTTCAACTTAGAAATTTTGGTATTAAGGCGACTGAAATGGGAATATTAAAATTATCTTCAGATCAAAGAACTTTTTCATGGGGTTCTAATGATAGAAAACTAATGAATGTTCCGTTTGACGAACACCCTTATTCAGCTTTAGCCGCTTGGTTTAAAACTGATGAAGGCATGGAGATTTACTCCAATATTGAAAAAAGATTAAATTAATCTAACTGTAGATGCAATCGCTCTACGGGGCGATTGTAAACTACAAAATACAATCTACTATGAACAATAAAAACTTAAGAAATTACACTATAAAACCTCAGGGATTAGGTGATTCAATACATAAATTTACATCAATGACAGGTTTGGACAAAGTAGCACAAAATTTATCAAACACATTGACTGGTAAAAAAGATTGTGGATGTAACAAAAGAAGACAAGCTTTAAACAAAGCTTTTCCTTATAAAAAATAATAAAAATGGTAAGTATAGATACTGTATATCAAAGAGTTTTGGCATTAGCCAATAAAGAACAAAGAGGCTATATAACGCCTTTAGAATATAATTTATTAGCAAATCAAGCTCAGATGATTATATTTGAACAGTATTTTTATGATTTAGATATAGCTAAGCAAGTACCAACAGATACAACTTCTCTTTCTGATATGGAAGAGTTAATTCAAAATAAATTGAAACCATTTAAAATAAGAGGTGGTGTTCAAGATGGTACTAAGTATCCATTAAACAATTATAGAACTGGTAAAATTTTTGTTGAGAATGCTCCAGGCGAAGTATATGAAGCTGAGTTTGTTGAAGCAAATGAAATTAATAATTATTTAAATTCTACATTTCACAAAGCTGGTTTAGAAAAAAATCCTATATACACAGATGCTACGTATAATTCTGACGCGATTGGAGGTGATGACGATATACACGTTTATAATCATACAGGCTTATTAACTCCTGCGCCAGGAGATCCTTTTGCTGTTACTTGTGAAATAACAGTTCGACCAAACAAAGTGCAATGGGGTTACGATGTGATAAATGAAAGGGCTTTATATAATGCTACTAAATCTAGTGATTTCGAGTTACATGATTCTGAAGAAACAGAATTAGTATATAAAATATTAACTTTAGCTGGCATAGTGATAAACAAACCAGGTTTAGCATCAACAGCAGTAGGTTTAGATGCTGCAAAATTACAACAAGAAAAACAATAAAATAAATGGGATTATTAACTGGAACGCAGCAAGATTATTATGATTCAGGAGATTTTGGTGGATATCAATTTACTTCTCTAAGTGATATTATAAATAATTTCACAGCAACTTATATTGGAGAGGGTAAATTGTTAGAAAAAACAAATAGAGCTGATGTAAGTTTTCACGCTATGAGAGCAATGCAAGAATTATCTTTTGATACTTTTAAATCTTGCAAGGCTCAAGAGATAGAAATACCACCTAGTTTAACAATGCCGTTGCCACGTGATTATGTTAACTATGTTAAATTGTCTTGGAGTGATAGTTCTGGTATAGAACATATTATATACCCAACAAGCAAAACATCAAATCCAAAACCTATATTACAAAATAGTGATGGTGATTACAATTTAACAGCTGTCGGTACATTAACAAATGGTAGTACTACTATAGTTCTCGATAGTTCTTATACTGGCATTTACGTTGGCATGATTGTAGATGGTGCTGGAATAACAACAGGATCTACTGTAACAGCAACTTCTACGGTTAGTGGTATTACCACTATTGTTATTAGTAATACTGTAAGCTATAATACAACGGTAAATTTAAATTTTTTAACACCAAACGGGGATTTATTAGAGCAACAAACATCGTCTTTAGTTCTTACAGGTTTATCTTGGCCTGCTAATGTAGCTGCAATTACAGCAAGTTCTTCCGCGGACGCTTCTACAGTGGCAGTTGGAATGATAATTTCTCATGAAGATTTTGAAGTTGGTACGACTGTTATTGATGTGAGTGGCTCTGTTATATTCACATCAACTCAAGCGCTTAACGGTGGTACTAGTGAAAATGCAAACTTTATATCAACAGATAAAATTTCAGATACTTGGAGCAAATACAAATCTGCTGCACCATCTGAAAACAACAACGAAGATTACGAAGACGATACCTACTGGCCATCAGAAGGAGGAAGATATGGATTAGATCCTCAACACGCTCAAGTTAATGGCTCTTATTATATTGACTGCGCAAGTGGAAAAATACACTTTAGTTCTAATTTATCTGGAAAAACTGTGATATTAAAGTATATAAGCGATGGACTTGGAACAGACGAAGAAATGTTAGTTCACAAATTCGCGGAA